CCGAGTTTAATTATGCAGGGAAAAGATACTCAGGCAATGCCTTTTGGAGCTATCATTCCCTCTTGGGTGGTTCATATCAGAATTATCTCGAAAAAATAAAGAGATTAGATAATGACAGGTTTATGCAATTCATTGATTCCGTTCAACAACTTAAGAAGGCTATGCCTTCAGTCCCAGTTTCTATGATTAGAAAATCTGAGGTCGACACAAGGATAGAATTAACCCTCCTTGAACCTAGGGTTATGCAACCTGTCGATATAGAAACTCCCCAACACCCAGTTTCAAAGAAACTGTTGGGTGAGAGGAAAGTCGTGACAAGGGTCGCGCGACCAGTTATTGAAAAAGAACTAAGACGAACAGTTCAAGAGATCTTTGAAGACGAAGTCTTCTTATCAAAAGATTTCTATGATCCGTTCTTCCCTTCCACATCGGCCAACTATATTAGAAGTCGATCAAATTGTGGATCTGTTGCGGCACTCTACGAAGTTGCCCAACACTTTAACACCGGTTCCTGTATAGAAACTGGTGAAGCGTTATTTCAGAACATAACAGAGTCTGAATTCGCACTTAGGGGTCAAAGTTCTTCGGATCAACTGAATGAAGAGGGAGAACCAATTGGTTCTCAACCGATTTTGTTGATTGACACAACAACACTACATACTAAGTGGAAAGAGGAATTCAATAGGATATTCACTCTCGCCCTCGATGAGGAACCTCTCGTTGAGGCTGTTGGTCTTGCCGAACCCTTGAAGGTTCGTGTCATTAGTAAAGGACCTCCACTTCTATATACAAGTCTCAAACCCCTTCAAAAATGGTTATGGGGTACCCTCAAGAAGCATCGCATCTTCAAGTTAATTGGAGAACCTGTGAGTGAGGATGATGTTAATCACATCCTAGGGTCTTTAAGAGATAACGAAATAGCTGTTTCTGGAGACTATGTCTCTAGCACGAATCGCCTGCATTCTTGGGTTTCTGAAACCATTCTTGACCAGTTAATGGAAGAGATGGCTTCAAATATTCCTAAGGATGATCTGGCGAAACTTCCAGAAAACTTTTTGTGTAAGTTGCGTTTTCTATTTATGAAAGCTCTTACGAAGCACATTTTCGTCGAAGAAGGAAAGCAGTATCCCCAGACCGAAGGTCAATTGATGGGATCTGTAGTTTCATTTCCGTTCCTGTGTATAGCTAATGCTGCACTCT